TTGTTACACCGCTTGCAGTAGAACATCAGCCATACGCCTTCGCCTTCTCCAACCGCCCCAACCCGCCACCGCCGCCCGACTCGATGGGATAGGCGCCGGGCTTGACAGCCTTATTTTCCATCGTGCGGCCGCCACTCTTGCGCGGCATCGGCATGGGACCCGGCGGTGGCGTGGGCGGGACGCCCTGATGCAGTCCGACCGGACCGCCCGGAGGCGGCGGCATCGCGCTCGGTGGCGGCATCGGCGGCGGACCGCCCGCGGCGCCACCGGGCTGCGTGATGATGATGTTGACGTTGGTTTTGCCCTTGGTGCGGCCGCCGCCTTTGCGTGCGATCCGGCCCGCTACAGGCCGAGTGCCCCCGTAGATCGTGGCGTGAGTCGCGCCGCCCTCCTTGCGCCCCACCCGGCCGCCGCCGCATTTCGCGCAGCCACAGCCCGCCACGTGCACCTTGCCGCCCTCTTTGCGATTGAGCGTGGTCGGCGGCAGCGTGGGACTCCCGGTCGCCTGCATGAGCGGACCGCCCGCCAGTTTGCCGGTGCGGCCCCCGCGTTTGAAACCGCCCTCGTGTTTGGTGCCTTCGCGCTCCTCGTTCGCTTCGCGCACGTCGCGATTGAGGTAGGAGTTAGCCGTGAGCGCCTTACCACCTGTCGCCCGCGGCTTGCGATCGGCGCGCATGGGTCCTTTCATGCCTTCCACCTGGCCGCCGCGGCGGTACTGACGGCGAGAGATCGGACGTTCGCCAGTCTGCGCACCGGCGTCCATCGGCCCTTCCGGTGAATAGCCGGACGCATCCACGCGGGCGCGCGGGTCCGACTTCATCAGACGCTCGACTTTCGATTTGGCCGCTGCGCGGGCTTTTTCCGATGTCTCACTCATGGCTGCTCCGATTCCTTAGGCGCAAGGCCTGTTGGATAACTTGCCAGTGCGGCATTGTCTGCGATCTCACGCAGTAATTTGGCGCGATCTTCCAATGAAGGTAAGGTCACTTTCTCGCCGTCGACAAACGTGGCCATCTCGGCCGGCTCCCGCTTGGTCATCGACAACTTCATCGCAAACTCGTTGGCCTGCTCAGACTCACTGAGCGCAAAGGGCTGCACAAACTCCCATTGGCCCGCGCACCAACGCTGCACGACGAGTTTCACTTCTGAACTCGTGGGATCGGGCAAGCGGACGACTCGGACTCTCATGATGTAATGGTGGTCGTGCCGCCCGTGCCGCTGGTGATGGTGTACCATGGCCAATGCGGCGGATTGTACGGCGCAGGGATTGATGGAATCTGGGGCGATTGCGGCGCAAACATGCGCCCGATTCGGCATTGGCAACTGTATTCGGCCTGGCCATTGATCGTCTGGCCCGGCGCTCCGCAATGCGGGCAACTGAATGTTTGATTGGGAATCATGATGAAAGCCCCTTATCCACATCCTGAATGATCTTATGCGCCTTGCGCCCCGCTTCTGCCACGTCGAGCGGCTTGCCCGTCACCGGATGGGTGGGCCCGTGGACCACATCGCTCGCCAGCTTGATCGCCGCTTCCCGCTCCTTTGCAATACGATCCTCATCGCGGTTCTGAACCTCGATGCGCATCCGATGCGCTTCCAACCCGACCTGTTGGCGCCGGGTCTGGGCATCCATCAGCTTCACATGCGCGGTGAGTTTGTCGACCGGGGTATCAACCTGTTGGGAACCCGCCAAGCCTTCCGCCTTCTCGGGCTTCGGCGTGAAGTGCCCTACGGCGACCTTCGCTTCCGTCTCAGTTTTCGCGGCGTTGGCCTCGATGAGATCCGCCTGGGCGCGGGTCATGTCAGCATTCGCCTTGGTGGTCTCGTTCTTGATCTTCGCCTGCTGCTCCTCCAACGCCGGCGGCGGCGCGGCCCGGGCGGCGGGCGGCACGAAGAAGGCCTCCGGATCCGGCCAGCCGATCGCATTCAGGGCTGCCGTATCCACCTTGATCGGGTCATAGAGGTTGGGACTCGCGCCCTGCAATTGCTTCAACGCCATGACCTTCATGAGGCGCTGGCCGGACGAGGACGTGTTGGGATCGGCCTGCGGGACGAGATCACAGTTGTTGAGAGCCGCGAGGAATTTCGCTTTGTCCCACGGCGTCTTCGACTTGCAGCCGCGCTGCCAGAAGGTTTCCGGGTGTTCCTTGAACTCGCGTTTCAGGAGTTGGAATTCCTCCGCCTGCGCGGCATGCATGCGCTTGTGAACCGCGTTCATGACCTTGATCGCCTGATCGATCATCGCCATCACGGTCCCGACCGGCACATCCGCTCGGCCCTCGCCCACCTGCACTTCCGCAGTACCGCCGATGCGCCGGCCGGTCTCGGCCATGTTCTCGACCAATTGCATGAGCGGCCCCATCTGCTGGGTGCTGTAGGGCAGCGGCATCGCGAAGTCGCGAATCGGAACGCCACCGGTTTTGATCGGGACGCCGCCGCCCGGGGGGACGCGAAAAATGTTGCTGTTCTGACGCCCGCCGGTATCGCCATGCAGAAACCCGGGGAAGTTGGCAAACATGCCGTTATCCAGCATCTCGCGCCAGGCCGCCGTGATGGCATTGGTCGAGTTGCCCAAGATGTGCAGCAGTCCGATTCCGTAAAATCCCATGCCGGGCACGAACGGAAACTTCACGAAACGCTGGCGGGCCACCGGCAGGTCCTTCGTGTCCTCATCGAATCGGCGCACGATCGACAGGCACTGCCGTGAGGACTTATCGATCGTCACCACATAAGGGATCGCGAGTCCCGTGACCTTGCCTTTGTGCGTGTGCTCGAAGCCTGCGATATCCAACTCGCAGCAGCACTCGTAAATCTCACGTTCCCGGTCTTCCGGGCGTCGCAGGCCACTGTCAGAGAGGCCCTGCTGGGACTTCTCTTCCTGTTGGAGGGCATCCGCCGAGGGTGTCAGCGGGTCCCCGAGCTCGATGTCGCGATAGACGCCCAGGATCTGCATGCGCCTCAGGGTCGAGGGCCGCATCATGACTCGATGCGTGACGCGCTGCGCATTCGCGAGATCGGTGGCCGACTGATTGACAATCAAATCGTCGGCGTCGATGGATTCCGACACCGGTCTATTCCGTAGGGGGCACGTATAGACCTTCTTGAACCCATCGCCGCCAAACCCGGTCATGAAGAGCATGCGATCGGTGTCAGGGTAGTACTCGGTGGCCACCGTCGTCAGGTAGTGGTTGAAGTCCTGCTCGAGCGCGTTGGCCAGTTGGTCAGTACCGGTATCCGGGCTCGTGGAGTCGTTGCGGATCTTCACCGGCCCATCGGTCGGTAGGAGCTCGGAACGGGCGTTGGCCTGGAAGCGCAGCACCGCCTCGAGGAGCAGCGGGTGGCGGACCTTGCTCATGCCCTCTACCGGGGCTCCGTCCGTGCCGCCCGCCACATTCGGCAGTTCGATCTTGAGACCCAGCAGCTTCACGCCGAGCGCGCGGTCCTCGATCCACTCCTGGCGCGACTGCAGGTCATCCGCGATGCCCTGAAGCAAATCTTCCGTGATGCGGGATAGTTCGCTTTCCCCGATCTTCTCAGCCAGGTTGCCGAACCACTCCACCGTCCCCTCATTGGCCGGATTCACGTTGCCGAGCGGTTGTCCGTCGAGCGACACCGTGATCGCGCCGTCGCCATGGGTGATGCGCAGGATGTTTCCACTGTCGTCGATGTCGGGACTGTCGGCCTGGTCGTCCTGAACATCGACCACGACTTTCGCCGCCTCGGGCAAGGCCGGATCCGGCTCACCGACGATGCGCAGGTTGTGCTGGCCGGCGAGTCCGCTCATGCGATGATTTCCGGCCGGCCGATCTTCGTCCACACATGCTTGCCGTCGGCGCTGATCTGCGCATCCAGAATGATCTGATCTGTCATGTCACCGCGGTGAATCTCCCAGTCGGTTTCATGCCTGCGGTAGCCGAGTGCGGTCATGCGCCGCGCCTCTCGCCGGATCCGCAGGGCATCGCGAGTGAAGTGGGTGACCTTCACGCGATCCTCGCCTTCGGAACCGCAGTCGCAACCCCCGGCACCCGCCGCCCGAACTCGTGCACGAAGAGCTCCATCCCCTTCATCGCCGCGGCGTCATCGGAATTCGCCGCAATGGGGTAGACGCGCCGGTGCGCGTGGGGGAATTCGCCGGTCACCGTCACCTGAAACACGTAGGGACGCTGAGCCCGGCTGACCAGTTTCACGGTCGCCTTGCAGCGTGGGGTGGCGTTCTCGAGCGTGAGGATCACACCGGCCTATTGATTCACAGGCGATACAGCTTGGCCGCAGATGCTACGATTTGTTGCACCATTGCGCAAATTCAAAGGCTTCCATGCTCGAATTGCCGCCGAACTTCGACCGCGAGGCCCAGTTGCTGGACCTGGATCGGGCCGATTGCGAGGAGAGCCTGCATTGCTTCCTGAAGGGCGCGTGGAAACAGATGGATCCCGCCCCCTATCGCGATGGCTGGCACATCGATGCGATCGCCGAGCACCTGGAAGCCATCGTCGATGGGAAAATCCAACGGCTGATCATCAACATGCCGCCGCGACATTGTAAGTCGCTGTTGCTGTCGGTGGCCTTCCCCGCGTGGGTTTGGGCGCAATCCACATTGGGCCCCATCTCAGGCCCCGGCGTTCCGTTTCTGTATGCCTCCTACGCCGACAAACTCTCACTGCGCGACTCGGTGAAGTGTCGACGCCTGATCGAGTCGAAGTGGTATCAGGCGCGTTGGGGTAATCGATTCCAACTCACTTCGGACCAGAACACCAAGACCCGCTTCATGAACGACAAGGGCGGTGAGCGACTCATCACCTCCATCCAAGGCGGCACCACCGGCGAGGGCGGCAACTGTTTCGTCGCTGGCACTCTTGTGGAAACACCTTTCGGACGTATACCCATTGAAAACCTGAAGGCTGGAGATCCCATCACGTCATATGATACACAACGGGGGAAGGTGGTAACATCAAAGATAGTCGCCACGTCAAAAAGAACGTCAAATGACCTCGTCCAACTACGTGAAGTTTCGGGACATAGACTCGTCTGTACTGAAGACCATCCAATCTACTCGCCGGGGAGAGGATTTGTCCGCGCTGATCAAATGGGGGAAGGAGACGCGCTCCTTATCTACGACGAGAAATCCAAACGGGCAAACCACTCTCGTGTTGCATCTGATGTGCGACCGGTGCGAAAAACCTGCGGACAAACTGCTATACGAAGTACGCAAAGCCTTAAAGCAGGGAAGTCGAGACGCTTATTGCTCGAAAGCATGCTGCTCTGCGCATCACGCCGTAAAGAACTCCACGAACACGTGCAGACGATGTGGCAGGAAGTTAGCAGAACGGCATGCTCGATATTGCTCGGAGTCGTGCAAGACAGCATCTCGCGAAGCAGGCAGGAAAAAGAAAACCTGTCCGTTTTGCGCGAAAATATTTACCGGCGGTTTCGTTTACTGCTCGAGGAAATGCGCCGACGATGCGCATTCGGTGCGCATGCGTGGATCTCAAAATTCGAAATTCAAATCTCGCGGCATGGCGGCATACTCGAATCAATTCCGTGCTATGCGAGTGTTGATCAGACAGCGGGACGGATTCTGTTGCACAGCATGCGGTGCCTTAGCGAAAACGGTTCGCCTTACCTACCGCCCGAGAACGTCTCTACAGGTTCACCATATCGACGACAATCCGCGGAACAACGTTCCGGAGAATCTAATCACACTCTGCGAGAAGTGCCACCATCTGCATCACCTTGGAATGCTGAAGATATCCGCAAAACTTCCCGAAATAGCGACGCGCAGGTCGATGTCTATGACATCCAGGTTGAAGGCACGAGTTGTTTCTTTGCTGAAGGAATTCTCGTCCATAACTGCATCATCATAGACGATCCCAACTCCGCGAACGATGTCTCGAGCGAGAAGGAGTTACAAAACACCATCGACTGGTGGACGACGACCATGCCGTCCCGGCCGAACGATCCGGACACCTGCGCGTGGATCATCATCCAACAGCGCCTCGCTGAGAATGACCTCACCGGGCACATCCTGGAAAACGAGGCGGACGGCTGGGTCCACCTGTGTCTACCGGGTCGCTACGAGCCCGAGCGTTCCTATCACACGGTGATCGGCTGGAGTGATCCTCGCACGGAACCCGGGCAACTCCTGTGGCCGGAGCGATTCAACGACGAAGCGTTGCGGCGCATGGAAGTCAGCATGGGCCCCTACACCTTCGCCGGCCAGATCCAACAGCGACCCGAGCCCAAGGGCGGCGGCATCATCAAACGCGAGTGGTGGAAGCTGTGGGAACACGACTCCTACCCGCCGATGGACTTCGTGTTGGCAACGCTCGACACGGCCTTCACGACGGACGAGATGAACGATCCCTCCGGCATGATCATCTGGGGCATCTTCTCAGGCGATGTCAAAGCGGCCACCACCCGCCTGGTGGCGCAGGACGGTACCTCCCGCCGCATGGATCAGACGTACTCCGAATTCGCGCCGCACGTGATGTGCATGTATGGCTGGACCGCACGGCTCGAGCTCCACGAGCTGGTCGAGCGCGTCGCTCAGACATGCATCAAGCTCAAGGTCGACGTGCTCCTGATCGAGAACAAAGCCTCCGGCATCAGCGTGGCGCAGGAGATCAGGCGCCTGTACTGGCGCGAGCGCTTCGGGGTGGAATTATTCGATCCCAAGAGTCAGGACAAGGTGGCCCGCCTCTACAGCGTGCAACATCTGTTCGCGGAAGGTATCGTGTACGGGCCCGACCGGCCATGGATGGATGCCATCATCACGCAGGTCGGTCAGTTCCCCCGAGGCAAACACGATGAGTATGTCGACCTGACCTCCATGGGGCTGCGCAAACTGCGCGACATGGGACTCCTCATCCGCCAGCCGGAGCGCGAGGCGGATTTGGAGGCGCAGAAGGTGTATCCGCGGGGGCAGGATGCTCCACTGTATGAATGTTAGCGCGGCGCCTCACTGCACGCTTGAACCGACGACCATCGACCCACCCGACGTAGAGATATCGATTTCGTATCTCGTGCCAGAACCGCATCAGGCCGAGTTCTTCAGCGAGCTGGCCAGTGATAATTTTACATCTCATGCCAAAGACATGCGGATCATCTGCGCGTAGTCGCGCCGGATGATGATATTGTCCCCGAACATGTAGGCGTGATCCTTGAAAGCATCGTCCTGATAGCCAAACCGGGCCGTCAGCCAATTCTGCATCTCACGCCGAAACTCCGGCGACAGGATCGACGTTCCATCCGCATGCTTGATATCGCGCAACTGAATCTTCGGCGGCGGTGGCGGAGCTTCAATGACGCGTTTACCTGCGAGGAGGTTGGCGAAGGGCGAAACCAACCCACGTGGCGCCGCGGCGTGAATTTCCCGCCAGACTTCCTCGAGGTGTTTCAATGTCAGACCTTCTGTCGATGATTGAGCCATGCCCGTAACTCCCGTGTTTGCTGAGGTGTCAAGGTCCGCCACATCGGCCGCCGCCCGCGCTCCCAGATCCACACACATGGCACGATCACCATGAAGAAAAACAGCGCGGCGAGGACGTCGATCAGGTGATTCACGAGTGAGGTGATTGCGCGACTCATGAGTCTTTGCGATCGGGTATCTCAATCTCGATGGTTTCCAGACTTTCTCTCGACAAGCGCGGTTGTCTGAACCAAAACCAGACACGTCGCCACCATGGCGAGCGCGGGTGCGGTGCCGAACTCAACGCAACACCATTGCTATTCGGCAGATTGAATGCCTGGTTCAATGGCACATGGGTCACTCGCCCATCCGCTGTCATACGCAGATAACCACGCCCTTGCAGCAGTGCGTCCGAAGCTGCCTTTTCAAACTCATCTGTCCGCATTTCACTCATGGTTCCGTTCCTCTGAATTCAACATGTCCTGCAACCGCTCCAACGCCCCCGGCCAGTAACAGCCGTCGCAGTGAATCGTGAAGTAAAACGGTGGCTCATCCGGTGACACGCGCGTCACGCCCGCCTTGCAGCGGCCGAACACAAAGTCATACCCCGCCTCCTCGCGCGTGATCTCCACCGGCTCGCCGCGCTCGAAGGTGAAGAAACGGTCCGTGTGCAACATGGTGACTACCTCCCTGATACACGCCTCGCCCATTCAACTTCAGCCTGCAATCGCTTGGCTCGCGGCAATACGGCCTGCCACTGCGGTCCATAGTGCGCAACACAACAGCCCGCGTGTCCATCCGGGCAGGGAATCGATCCCACCTTGTCCGGTTCGAGCCCCATCGCCTCGCAGTAACTGCGGGCGAGTGTTTCATCGGTCGATTGTTCACTCACCGTCGCTTCCTCCTCGGCCTCACCGCCAGCAGTACGATCACGAAGAGCAGCGCGAGACGCGCCCAGGTGTCGGGGGTCATCGAATCACACCATGCAATGGGCAATTTGACGTCCAACCCGCTCGTCCCTTGTTAGGGCAGATGCACTCTACTGGGTCAGTCGAGGATAACGCGTTGGCAGTTACGATGGCATCGGCCGCCAGTCTGCGCAGCGCGTGCTTCAGTGCCGCATTCTCCTCACGCAGACCTGCGACCTCCCTGAACGCCTTGCAACTTTCACACTCACACTGCAACCCCTCCGGCGCATCAGCCGCCCATCTCAACACATCGTGCGTCGTGGGATGAGCGCCGAGTCCGTTCTTGGAATACCATCGCAGGCAGGGAGTGTCGCCGTGCACGGGACAAGGAACAGTGATTGGACAATCCAGCAATGTGCGATCGTCAAACTGTGAAGTAATTTCGCTCATGACTGCCTCAGCATGCGCTTGATCGACTGCGGACCGTAACGCTTGCCAGAGACCGCTACGAATCCCAATGCTTCCAGCTCTGCCGCAATCGCCCGCAACGACAGACCCCTCTTACCGGCCGCCTTCGCCGCCTCGATCGCCTTGGGATTGCGCAATGCCTTCCAATCCTTCCTCCCCTCAATCCGCTCACCAGCCGCCGCACTCTTGCGATCACGCGCCCCGCGCAGCTTCAACACCATCGTCTCTTTCTCGAATTGACTCACTGCCGACAGCATCGTCCGCAGCATCGTCGCGGTGGGGCTGTCCTCGGTGAAATGCATCGGCGCATCGACTGCGATCAACGTAATCCCCTGCTTCTTCAGCAGGTCGTGCCCCAATGCCTGCACCACATGATCACGCGCGAAGCGACTCGCATTCTCAACCAGCACGATGCGCGCTCCATTGCCCAACATGTAGGTGAGCATTTGCGCAAAACCGGGGCGGTCCATGACCGAATCCGTCCCGCTGACCGCTGCGTCGTAATACTCCCGAACAATCGTGAGCCCCTGCGCCTGAGCATACGCCTTCACCGCTGCCTGCTGACGGGGGAGACTGTCCTTGTCGATGCCGACGTTCGTGGCCGAGCTCGTGCGGTAGTAGGCGACTGCAGTGCGGGTCGTAGAGAGGGGGTGTGACGTATCGTCGGTCAGGACCGGTCTCTCGGAGGACCCATCGGTCAGTTTGGGGGGGTACCCCCCTGATTTTTGCCTAATACCAGGGCGGGAAGACTTTACCTGACCAGGCAGTGCGTTCATGGGTGATTCCATGGATCAGAGGATGGCACATCAGTCGCCGACTGTCAACAGTCTGGAGTAAATTGACGTCCATTATTCCTCTGATTGCGCACCATCAATACTATCAACCACTTGCGCATCCCCCAACCCACCAGGCGACACGAAGTTCGCGAGCGTCGAACTGTCCTGCTCGAGTAGCGGCTGCGCCGGTTGCGTCGCCAAGATCATCTGTCGCAGCTGCTCGCGCTGCTCGGCGGTGAGCTGCGAGCTATCGATAACCCGTTGATTCTTATCGTCAGGTCGCACGATCTCGGCGCGTGTGAGCTTGGGGATGTGGTACTCGAGCATGCGCAGGAAAATATCGGCTGCACGTCCTGGATCTTTGCGACCGATACGAGAGAGCCAGCCCTCGAGGCGATGAACGTTGTTCTCGGCCAGCTTCGCGATGGCAGCGCGCACATCTGCGGTCGTTTTATTCGGCACGCCCTTGCGTGAGCCGCGCTTGGTTGGCGGCCTGCGCTTACTTTTCGAGACAGTGACGTTCGGCTCGCCTTCAGTTTTTTCCACGGCAACCAATCCAGATATATTTCATTTTCAATCACTTGCGCGCAATCTGCGCTCTCACCTCGCGCAGTTCTGACAGAAACCGCTGTGCCCGGTCGGGCGGCAATGAGTCACAGATAGTCAACAGCCCCGCTTCGTGCAAGTCATCCCGGTTACAACCGGCGCATTGCAGGTGATCCCAATCCACCTCAGCCAACCTGCCACACCGCATGCAATCTCGCCTCAGAGCAACCCTCTGCTGTTGTAGCGACTGAGGAATGAACTGAGGTTCTTTTTCCTCCTCACTCAGTCTCCTGATCCCTACGGGAATTGAGGAGTGAGATTCCCGAGGGATCAGGGGCTCAGAAAACTCATCTGAGAGACTGAGGGACAACTGAGGTAACTGAGGATTTTGCCTCATTCCTCATCCTCGGATTCGACCCATTCCAAAACCGTCACGACACGTGCCTGACGCGGATCGTTGTGCTTGATGACCCGCAGTCGCTTGACCTTGATCCATCGCTCGATGAGCCCTTTGATCTTCGACTTCACGAGGGTGTCTTCCGGATTTAGATCGAGGGCAGCGGCGATCGTCTTGCCGGCCCAGCCGCTTGATCTCAGGTCGTAACGCAGGCTGACGAGTGGATTGGGAGCCTCCTTGAATGCCAATCGCACAGCTCGAAACTCAGGTGCGGTGAGATCGAATGATTTCGCTGGCGGGTTCCAGGGAACGGTGACGCCGACGGTATCGGCAGGGTAATGATCTCGGGCGTTTTCCAGATCGACGCTGTCCAAGTGAAACCACTTGCGCATGAGTAACGGCGGCGCCATGTTCGCCTTGACGTTTTGAAGCCACACATAGCTCTTGCGCTCTTCCGGCTGTAGATCCATCTCCTCCGCTTCGGCGCTCGTCATCTGAGCAAGTACACGCACGCTGCGGCTGGCACCGACAATGGAGCTGGCCCCGCGCACATCATCGGCGCTGGGCTCCTGACCGTTGAGTTTCCTGAAATGGTGGGCGAGTTCGAGCGCGCATTGGGTCTCGTGCGCGAGGTTGCGCAGAATCTTCATGACCGCCTCAATCATGACGTTGTCGTTTTCGCTGACGCGGTGAACGGATACGAACGGGTCGAGGATGAACAGCGCAATATTCTTCGCTTTGATCTCATCGATAATTTGCTGACCATGGTTGGTCGGGACCAGAATCTTGCCGCCGCCCGGTAACTCTTGAGCAACAACAATGGGACTCGTGTGACTCGAAGTCACATACAAACGACCTACAAAGTCACTCGGGTCGATCCTGAAGTGCAGGCAGATCGCGGCCACTCGGCGTTGAATCTCATCAGGCGGGTCCTCGTTGTGCAGCCAAACGGCCTGCGCGCCACCCTCCAACGGCTGTCCTTGGTTGAAGAAGTCTCGACCGCAGGCCAAGCTCAGTGCTTCCACAAACAACAATGAAGTCTTGCCCGCGCCGCCGATACCCGCGGTGACCGAAACCATCCCACGCATGTAATGACGGTTATAAAGCCACGGGCGCGGCGCAATCTCACGAGGATCGACCCAAACGAAAGGTTTTGCCTCGACTTTGGGTAACTCTGGAGCAGAGGGAACGGCATTCAACGTGCGTACTTTGGCCTTGGGCTCATCATCATACGCATCCAGCGGCGGCATCTCGGCCGCTTCACTTTCCCGGTCGATCAGCTCTGCGAGTGCATCATAATCACGGTTAGCGGCCATGGTCTCGCACGGTCTGAATGCGCTGTGCGGCCTTGCAAAAGCGGGCCCAGTTCT